AGCCAAGACCTCGACCTGGGCGACGCCCGCGAAGCCCTGCGCAAAGCCACGCTCACCAAAGCGCAAAACGAAGCCCGCATCAAAGCCGCCGAAGCGGACCTGCGAGAGATGGAACGCGACAAACAAGCCGGCAACCTCATCGCCAAAGAAGATGTCGACTACGTGTTGCGCGATTTCGGCGCACTGTTGCGCGCCATGCTCGACGGCAGAGCAGAGCGCCTCGGCGCCGAACTAGGCCTCACGCCCGACCAAATCACCGCCATGGCCGAAGCGGACGAACAGCTCCTGCTCGAACTGGCCGACCAACTCAAAGCCAAAGGAGCCGAGGAATGATCACCGGCAACCGAAAGCCCGAATGCTACCGCCGCCTGTCGGCCTCCGTACGCCCGCGAGAGCGCCTCAGCGTCTCCCAGTGGGCCGACCGCCACCGGGTACTGTCCAGCAAGCAATCAGGCCTCCCTGGGCGCTGGCGCACGCGCGTCAACCCGCTGCTCGAAGAAATCATGGACTGCCTGGGCGCCACCTCGCCGGTGCGCGAAATCGTCATCATGAAATCCAACCAGGTCGGCGTCACCGAAGCCATGGTCAACGCCATCGGCTACGTCATGGACCACGCCCCCGGCCCCATGATGGTCCTCATGCCCACCCTCACGGACCGCGACGCCTGGAAAGCCCAAAAACTCAACCCGCTCATGCAAGAGACCCCCAGGGTCAGAGACCTGCTCGGCGGCCTCAGATCGCGCGACGCCGCCAACCGGCAAGACCTCATCGACTTCCCCGGCGGCGTCCTCTTCCTCAGCGGCGGCAACTCCCCCAACAGCTACGCCCAACGCTCGGCGAGATTGGTGCTGATGGATGATCTGGAGCGCTTCCCGGTCGAAGTCGGCGACGAAGGCGACCCGGTCGCCCTCGCCAAAGGCCGCGTCAAAGCCTTCCCGCACAAATACAAGCTCCTCCTGGCCAGCACACCCACGGTCAAAGAAGCCTCCATCATCGACCGCGAATACCAAGCCAGCGACCGCCGCCGCTACCTCGTGCCCTGTCCTCACTGCGCCGAGCTGCAGCCGCTCACCTGGGACAACATCAAATACGACCGCCTCAACAACCCACCGCAAACCGCCTGGTACGAATGCGGTAAATGCGGCGAACCGATCGATGAAACCCACAAACCGGCCCTGCTCAGCGGTGGCCGATGGGTAGCCCAGCGACCTGAAGTTAAGCGCCGTGGCTACCACATCAACGCCCTCTACGCCCCCATCGGCCTTGGCCCCTCCTGGCTCGACCTAGCGCGCGAATGGGCCGCTCTGCACCGCACCGCCGAAGGGCAAACCCGCAAGGCCGACCCCGGCAAACTCAAGGCCTTCCTAAACCTCCACCTCGGTCTGCCCTGGGAAGACCGCACCGGCGCCGTCAAAACCCACCACCTAAAACAACGCGAGGAAGAGACCGAGCAGGGCGCCATCCCGCCCGGCATACTCGCCCTCACGGTCGGCATCGACACCCAAGACACCTGGCTCGACATCACCCTGCTCGGCTGGCGCCCCTGGCAAGACGACGGCCAAGCGGGGTGGATGCCGATCGACTGGCACCAAATACACGGCGACACCAGCCGCCCCGAGCCCTGGAACGAACTGCAGCGCTGGCTCAACACCGAACGTCGCAACGCCTATGGCCAACACATGCGCATTCATGCCGCCGGCATCGACAACCGAGGCCATCGCGGCGAACAAGTCCGCGCCTTCTGCCAGCGCGAAGAACTGCGCGTACCCGTCTACCGCGTCCAAGGCTCCACGCGCCGCCAAACTGAAATCATCGCCAGCACCGCCCGAGAGCCCGAGCGCGACTACCGAGGCCGCGCCCGACTCGGCGCCTATGGCCTCTGGAACGTCGGCACCGAAACGGCCAAAGACCTCATTTATGCCGCGCTCGCCAGCGACGCCGAACAACCGCCCGAAGAACGCCGCATCCGCTTCCCGGCAGGCCTGCCCAACGAGTACTACGCCGGGTTACTGGCCGAAGTCTACAACCCCGAAACCCGCCGCTACGAGCAACGCCGGGGGGCTGAATACCAGCGCAACGAACCGCTCGACGGCATGGTCTACGCCATCGCCATCGGCCACCACAAAGATGTCATGATCGCCCTGCGGCGCAGCCGCATCTACCGCGAACACGGCCCCAGTCAAATCATGACCGTGCCCGACCCCGCCTGGTGGCGCCGCATGGCCAAAGTGCTAGAGCCAAAAGAAGAGAAAACGACAACACCGCAGCCAATCGCAAAAACCGAAGCCAAACCGACCACGCCCGAAACAAAGCCCAACACCCGGCAGCGCGTCGACAGCTTCAGCAAACCAGGGTGGGGACTATGAGCCTACAGCAAGACCAACTCACCAACCTGCGCGCCCGCGTCGTGCGCATCGTCCGCGAAGCCACCGGCCTGCATGAACGCCTGGCGCTACCCGTGGCGCAAAGCATCTGTGAAGAACTGGCGCGCGATAGTGGAGGAGGGGAGCTTTATGTGCCCGCCCCGGATCGCACGGCCAGGGATGCGGCGATACGGCGCGATTTCCGGGTCGACAATCACGCGGAAGTGATGCGGCGGCATGGGGTCAGCCGGGCGACGTTGTATCGGGTGATTGGGGGGTGAAAATATGCGTCGGCAGAAACTTTTTGTTAGCTTTTACGGAGATTGAATCGTGACACAGATGATTATTTTTCGAGGTCTTCCCGGCAGCGGGAAAAGCACCAGAGCAAAGAAGGAATACCCCGATCACTTGCACTATGAGCCTGACGTGTTCCCCGCACCTGCGGGGATGAACCGTCGCCGCGGCGCACGGGGCTGAGACCAAAGTAGTGTTCCCCGCACCTGCGGGGATGAACCGATAATGGATATGCGAGTTGTCAGCGTCAAAAAGTGTTCCCCGCACCTGCGGGGATGAACCGCGATGGTGTAGCGATGATCGGTGAAACCAGCTGTGTTCCCCGCACCTGCGGGGATGAACCGCCGTATTGTTGAATGCGCGCTTTGATCCAATAATGCTCTATTGCTAGGCCTTTCGCCTTCTTCCGTTATATATTGATTTGATTAACTTTGAGGAGGCAATATGCCGCTTTGTTTAATCTTTCCGGCACAAACCATTACCCGGATCGTGCTGACAGTCCACAAACGCCGTGGTACCGCTAAAAAGCCGCGCAAACGCGTACCGCCATGGACTCAGCCCATCCATGTGGTACAGCACCCTCTTCGCCTGCTCTACAGATCCCGCCTGCGTCACCCCATCTGACGGGACAATGCTGCCTGGCGGATAATAATACGCCGCCATCCACTGCTTCGAAGTGTGCATCAAACTTTTCGCATGCGCCTGTATTTCGCTGAACGTTGTGCCCTCCTGAAAGATATAGGTAAAAATGCGGTTTCTACGCTCATCTTTAAAATATCCGAGTTGCTTAAAATTCTGGCTACGAAAGAGATTACGGCTATCTACACTCACTGACTCCGCGCCCACGTTGCCCGCCGGCCTCTTCGACGAGAGCACGACGTAACTTATGACCACAATAATGCCGAGGACCCACCAAAGTTTGGATATTTTTTTCTTGCCGGATGTCGCCATAACAATCGCCTAATTCATAGAAAATAACAGTGTATTCGAATTGACACACAGGGACAAACAGGATTATTCTGGTGCCTGCGTCGGCAAAATCCGGCGCCGGGATTGGAACCCCGGACAATACCAGGCGCACAGCGCGCCATTCGAGCGCGTTTTTTGTGCCCGCAAGTTTATGGCGGGCTGTGCGGGGCCTCTTCGGAGGGCCGGTTCCTGGTATCCGGTAGTTCCAACCCCGCACGGCCCGCCACCCTATATCGATTGGAACCGGTGGTGGCGGATCTTCATCCAAACCAGGAGAGCCGCTATGAAACGTACCGCATCCCCCGACACCCACAGCTTAACCGATCAAACCCTTTCCCTCCCTTCGTCGGAAATCACAGCCAATCCGGCCAACTGGATCAGCGTTGCCGGTCAAGCCATCACTACCACTTCGCTGAAAGTCGCTGAGGCTTTCGGCAAGCGCCACGACAACGTGGTTGCCAAGCTACAATCACTGGATTGCTCCGAAAATTTCCGTCTCCTTAATTTTAAGGAGACATCCGCTGATATCGAAATGCCGAATGGCGGAACCAAGAAAACACCCCTCTGGCAAATGACCAAAGACGGCTTCATGTTCCTCGTGATGGGTTTCACCGGAAAACGCGCCGCCGCCATCAAAGAAGCCTACATCAACGCCTTCAATCGAATGGCCGAGCAGCTTAGCCCGTCCTTGCCTGTCGCCTCTCCCGCACAACCGGCGCTCTCCGTCGCGCTGCGCCAAACCATCGACCGCAAAGCCCAGGAACTCAGCCTGCAAGGCTACGACGCCATTCGCGCCCGGCTCACCGAGTGGGCCGAACAATGGCAGAGCCAATGGGGCGAAGAGTACGCCCAAGAGGCGATCGAAGATTACGACAAACAGGCCTGCGAAATGGTCTTCGTCAACGCCGAAACCCTGTGGAGCGCCTGCGCCGGCATCGCCACCATGAAGGTCACCCTCGACCTGGCCCTGTCTCAGATCGAAGCCCTTGAGCGGGAAACGGGCCGGACGTGGTACAACCGGGTCTAGTAATGCCGCCGTGCCGGCCATTTTCCCGATGCCGGGAAAATGGCCGAACCTGGGCTATACGACTATACTTAACGC